AACTGAGTTGTTTGAAGTTTTCCAAATTTGAAAAGTTTGTTCTTCGTGGAAAATAGCTTCGGTACCATCTGAAAAAGTAACTTTTATTTTGTGCATATTCTCACCTCCTTTCTGCTTACATTATAGCAGAAATAGTAGTTGAGTATATTTTTAGAAAAGGAGTAAAAAATGGACAATCCAAGACAAGATAGTGATCTTATCAAAGAAATCGTTGAGAAACATTTTGAAAATATGGTTGACGATGTTTTGGCACATACAGAAACCTATTATGAAGCTTTGAGTGCTGTTGGTTGCATCAATGGAAGCAATATTGATGACATGGGACAGTTGGCTGTTTGTTTGAGGAAAGCTATCAGAAAACGTGCTATGCGACAAAAAACACCTAATCACAAAAATTAGGTGCTGGAAGATTACGCATTTGAACGAATGTGTACTACATAATCAAGATTGACTAGATGTCGAAAATCCGTTTCAACCTCTACAAGAACTATATGATTCGCAGTGTCAGAGCAATCATCATATACTTGGAAAAAGTCAATCTTATCACCATTTGAGAAAGTGATTGTGATTGAATCATTCTCATCACTCTCATCAAAACAATCTTTGATGAATTGTTTCATAATCTTACCTCCTTTCTGCTTACATTATAGCAGAAAGACAAGAAAGAACATAGAAAGGAGAAAGGTAGATGAGTAGCCTATCAAAAAATTTACTACCAATTCAAAATTTAGAAATTAAGATAGATAGCGACTCTAGTATTCCACGAGTTATTTTGAACGGGATTGATTTTCAAGCAGAAGATATTGGTCTTCAAGGTATCAAGATAATTTGGGAAACAAAGACAGATGAAGTGCCAGAGACACTTATTCAGGTTGATTATATAAATAACCGTGAAGCGCCTCATATAGTATCTGTCAAACAGTCGTTTAAAAATACTTTACTTAAATAGTTGTGGCGAGTTTTATTTACTTTATATCAAATTTAGAAAGGAATATTATGAACGAACTTATCAACGTTACACTTAATGATAGTCATGAGCCTGTTGTTTCAGGAAGACAACTACATGAGGCTCTGGGAGTTAAAACAAAATATGCCGACTGGTTCAATAGAATGATTGAATACGGCTTTACAGAAAATCAAGATTTTTTGCTTCTCAAAAATGAGCAGCAAACAGGACGAGGGGGTCACAACAAGGTTGACCACGTTATCAAGTTAGACATGGCTAAAGAAATTGCCATGATCCAGCGAACGGACAAAGGAAAAGAAGTCCGACAGTACTTCATCCAGATAGAAAAGGACTTCAACAGTCCTGAGAAGATTATGGCAAGAGCCTTGCTCATGGCTGATAAGAAAGTCCACAAGTTAGAGGCTCAGATTGAGGCGGACAAACCCAAAGTCCTCTTTGCAGATGCAGTGAGTGCTAGTCACACTTCTATCTTAGTTGGAGACCTTGCCAAACTCATCAGCCAAAACGGCTACAAAATCGGAGGCAATCGTCTTTTTGTCTGGTTGCGTGAAAATGGCTACTTGATCAAGCGAAAAGGTTCAGACTGGAACATGCCAACACAACGAAGCATGGAAATGAAACTCTTTGAAATCAAGGAGTCAACCATCACACATCCAGACGGACATATCTCTGTCAGCAAGACCGTCAAGGTCACTGGCAAGGGGCAGCAGTATTTTATCAACAAATTTTTGAATGAGGAGGCAGGATGATGAGACCAAGACGGTATCCGTATAGTGGAGAAAAAGAGCCCACCTTTGTGAAGGCAGACCCTAAATTAGTAGAAAAACTTCTAAGATCACATAGTTTTTTTATTGATTCCGAAAGTCTGACAACAACTCTAGATACAAAGAAAATTAGTTGTCGCTCTTTAGAAGTCCAAGTTCTAGCATTGAATTTACCAAAGTAACAATTGTGCTTTTAGAAGTTGATTTTGACACATATTCAATAATGTTGACAATATGTTGAGCTTGTTCAGTATTGATGCCGAGATCTAACGAATTTAATTCAGTCACAACGTAGTCTACTAATTGATTGTTTGAATTAAAATTTTGATCTATGTGTTTTGAGACAACTTCCATAAATTTATTAGAATCCATATTACATCTCCTTTCTATTGGAATTTTGACTAAAACGGTGAGAGGTCCTAGTCAAGAATGATTATAACATAGATAGCAGAAAAACACAACATATCGTAATTAAATATATTTGTTTAACAATATATAGTGTTTTTTGGGA